ACGGAATACGATATTCACCAGATGCACCGGTCGATGCTTATGGTGAGGCCGACAATCGCGACCGCAAAGGAGTGGATGAGTGAAAAATTATTACCGATGGTCGAGGCAACGCCGTGCATGGATGGATTATTGCCAGAGCCTAGAAAAAGAGGTAGTCGAAGCATTTCAACCAATAGAAAATTCACCGGGGGAAGCCTTAAAATATGTGGGGCTAAATCTCCAGCTAGTTTTAGGGGAAGTTCAGCGCCAGTCGTCAGACAAGACGAGTGTGATGCTTACCCAAACACAAAAGAAGGTGATCCTTGCAAACTTGGTGATCGCGCAGCTATTACTTTTTCAGATGCTGTTCGAATCAAGGCAAGCACACCGACCTACAGAGGCGCGTCGCGCATAGAGGAAAAATACGAGCAATCCGACAAGCAGAAGTATTGCTTGCCCTGTCCGTGCTGCGGACATTTCGCGGATCTGAAGTGGCATCAGCTAAAATTCTCCTTTACGGAGGAAGAATATGCCATCGCGCAAGCTCCTGGATTCCAGCCGTTCGAACACGAATGGCAAGTGGCGGATGATCTTCCTATACGTGACACAAAGCTGGCGTTCTACGTGTGCGAGAAGTGCAATCATGGCTGGACGGATAGTCAGCGGCTCGCGTCGTATTTTTCGGGTCATCCCGACAACCCTCCAATTGTTGTCAACGGAAAGGAACTGCGGGCCGACTGGGTGCGGACGGCGCCCTTCACTGGCATCATTGGCCGGGAATTAAACGGGATGTATTTGTCAATGGGGCTCAAGGCGGGTTACGAGAATTATTTTCATCAGTTCGCGGAAGAATTCCTGGCGGCAAAGAAGGGCGGTCGTGAAACTCTGATGGTCTGGACAAACACGTTCTTGAATCAATCATGGGAAGAGCCAAGCGAGAAGATTGAATGGAAAGCGATCAAGAACCGCGCGGAAGATTTTACGATTGATCCGCTGCCATTGCCATGCGTGTGGATATTCGGCGGCGGCGATATTCAGAAGGACCGCTTGGAAACGCTTATTTTCGGCTGCGGCGTTGGCCAGGAGGTCTGGATTCTGGAACATCAAATATTTTGGGGAGATTTCGACATGCCCAGCGTTTCGGCACGGGTTGAGCAGTATTTGACAACAAAACGATTCCGGCACGAGATTCTTGGAGATTTGAAGATTTCCTGCTTTGGTCTTGACACTGGGCATCAGACGAAAGTGAAAGCGGCCTACAAATTTTGCGCGAAGCTTTTTGGGTCAAACGTGCTCGCGGTGAACGGCTCAAATAAGGATTTAAGCGGCCTGATCTACACGCGCGGGAAGGAGCGGATTTACGGCGCGCCGCGATTCAATCTCAACACCGATCTACTCAAGAGCACTATTTTCGAGCGGATCAAGAATGAGCAGGGAGGCCCGAGATGCTTTCATTTCCCAAAACAGGAACGCGCGGGATTCGCCAATGATTTATTTTACAATCAGCTTTGCTCCGAACGACGGATGGCTGTCAAGGATCGCAAGGGAAACATAAAGTGGGAATGGCACAAGCACGCCTCCAGCACACGCAATGAGGTGCTCGACATGTTTGTTTACGGGATGGGCGTGCTTGAAATTGCCCGAGTCGATTCGGAGATTGACGGGCTGTGGCGGCGGGTGCGGGACGAATTGCGCAAGCGGGGTGAGGCGTTGCCCGAGAAGTTGCCAGGGCCGCCGCAGCCGGAGGCGGCCAAGACGGAACCGTTTGAGCAGCCTCACGGACCGGCAATGCCGATTCGGAGGCCGCGCTGGCGCGACGTGCCGACGGCGCGAGGCGGTCGGGGCGGGATGTTTAACCCTCTGAAAATATGAGATCATTCGGAGATACGTTTCTTGGGAAGTGCATCGGCGTATTCCTGATGATTATGGTTGTGATTTACGTCTTTGGTGGATGTCATAAGGTTGATCGTCCAAAGACGGTATTGCGCTAAGCTTCCTTTGACAAAGGCCATTCTTTGAATGGCGCAAACTCAGTATCGCGAGCCGGAATGGATTGCCGCTGGTGATTCGATTTCGTTCACGAAGAGGCTCTCGAATTATCCGAGCGGCCAAGGCTGGAGTTTGGACATTGAAATTCGCGGAGGTGCGCAGGTCATTTCCTTCCAATCCACTGCCGACGCGGACAACGTTTCGCACGATGTCACCGTGACGGCTGCCACAACGGCTGGATGGCTGCCTGGTCCGATGCTTTGGATCGCTTACGCCGTCAACATCGGATTAGGACAGCGCAATCAGGTGTTCGAGCAGAACTTTGAGATCAAGCCAAATTTTCCCGTTTCAACCGGCGATGTTGCTGTCAAGACGTTTAAGCAAATCATGGTTGAAAAGCTGGAGGATATTCTCAAATCCGTTGGCGACTCCAATCTTTTGCGATCCAAAGTCGAGGGCACGGAGTTTGAATACATGACGTTCCAGCAATTAGAGCAGGCGCATGGCTACTGGTATATGGCTCGAAAGAATGAGATTGCCATGCTTCGCGCTCAGAACGGGCAAGACCCCGGCGTCAACATTCGTCCTAAACTCAACGTCATGCAACCCGGTCCGGTTGTTGGATCGAACCTGATTGTCGGGCCAAATGGCGGCGCATGGCCTTTCGGCTGACAATTAAATGAGCTTTCCAAAACTTAAGCAATTCTTTTTCGGCGCTCCAAAGATTCACAAACGACGGACGCTGGGCGACGTCTTAACTTCTCCGTCCATTTCTGAATCTGACCGTGCCATTCTGCGGGCCATCGACAGCCAGATGAGCATGATGCTTCACTCAAATTCTGAGATGAAGCGCATGTATGACGCTAGTGTCGTGACGAATCTTAATCTTGACTTGCCGGTCTCCGTCACGAGCGCGAACGCGGAAATTCTGGTTTCGATTATGGCGGCTCGCTCGCACGCCAGGCGCAAGGAACGTGATAATCCGACAGCCGCGGGAATCACCGGGTTGAATCAAGATAACATCGGCGGTTCTGAACCATTTCGACTCAAGGCCAAGGTTGGAAAATGGGAAAATGTAACCGGGAAAAGCGGCAAGGCGATGAAGCAATTTGTTGAGGAGCCGGAAACAAATCAAAAGATTGAAGCATGGTGGAAGAAAGCCGGGCGTAAAGAGAATTGCTCAGTCCGTCGCAACATCACGCGCAGTGAACTTTATTGGCAGGCGATTTCAGCCTACAAGCGAGATGGCGGCGTGATAGGGCGCCATCATTTCGGCTTTCCAAACAATGCCTGCGGTTACGCGGTTGACTTGCTGGAGATTGACCGGCTGGATCATTACTGGAACCGTCCGCAAGGCGGCGAGAATGGGAACGAAATCCAATTCTCAATCGAGATGGACAAATATGGCGGGCCGGTTGCCTACCACATTTTAGAGCGTCATCCTGGTGATACTTACGCATGGAGCACGGGGCCGAGATACCGTGAACGAGTCCCGGCGGAAGATATATTTTTGACATTCAACATCCGCACTCGGGCTGAGCAGCTCGTGGGGATGCCGCAGCTTTCTTCGTGCATTCAGAGGATGCATCGCATGGACCAATGGGACATTGCCTATTGCACGGCGGCCATCTGGTCATCGTGCAAGCCGATATTTTACGAACAGGAATTGCCGACGGCGCTCGATACCGTGCCGCAGTGGATCAACGAGGCCATGCAAACGACACAGGCCTGGGTTGCGCAGCAAGGCTCTCAGGCGCAATCGATTGAGCCAGGCATGGCGGAAAAGCTGCCTTACGGCGTCAAGGCGAAGATTCTTGATCCGAAATTTCCGCAGACGGAAGGGCCTGGATTCAAAAAGCAAAGCCTGCGCGATATCGCTACGGGCAGTCAAGTTCCCTACCATGAAATCGCGAACGATCTTGAGGGAGTCAATTTTTCTTCTGGCCGTCTTGGCAGGAACGCTTATCAAGCGACGTGCAAAAAAGATCAAAATCATTTCCGTGACAACTTCGTCATCCCGCATTTCGAGGCCAATTTAAAATACGCGTTGCTCTCCGGCCAGTTGGATTTGCCGTATTCGCGCTACGATGAATTCTGCGAGTCAGTTGAATTCATTGGCGTGCGCTGGCCGGCGGTTGATCCGCTCAAGGACGTTCAGGCGACTGGTATTGCCATCGAGCTCGGTTTGACAAGCCGAGATCACGAGATTGGAGAGAGCGAACGCGGCGGCGATGTTGAGACGGTTGACGCGGAGATCGCGGCGGGCCGGGAGGTGGACGAGGCGCACGAGCTTGACTTCACCGGTGTCGACGTGACAAAGCCGACTATTGGGAAAGGTGAGCCTGGGGAAACTGTTCCTGGTCCGGCGGATGAGCCGGGCAGTGAGCCCACCGAACCGGTTGGCAATCACTCGTTCCATTCACGGAACGGTCATCTTCGGGTATGAAGGCGCTTCGATTAAATCGTCCAAAGCGCCGCGCGAATAAGCCTCGAGAATGGCGTGATTTCCCGGAACGCGGCGATGCCGAGGCGCGATTCACGCGGGAAGCTTCCTTTGACAAATCATCTAAATCGAATGGAAGAGAATCGAGATAAAGGTTGCGTTCGCAGCATCAAGTTCGACAGAGCGGCCATCGACGTGGAAAAGCGCACGGTTCCACTCGCGTTTTCTTCCGAAGAACCCGTCGAACGCTGGGGCGAAAACGAAGTCCTCTCACACGAGAAAGGCGATTACGATTTCTCCCGCATTAACGCTGGCGACCATCCGCTAATGCTGGGTCATAATGAGGGCAATGCTCGCGATCAAATCGGTGTCATCGAATCCGCAAAGATTGGACCTGACAAAGTAGGGCGGGCCGTTGTGCGATTCAGTCGCAGCGAACTCGGCGAAGAAATTTTCAAGGATGTGCAGGAGGGAATCCGCCAGCTTGTCTCCGTCGGTTACGACCGCACCGGTATTGTCAAGTCGGACAAGGACAAGAAAACAAACCAGGTGACAACGCGCTACAAGTGGATGCCGACTCACATCGCCATCGTTCCGGTTAGCGCGGATCATCCTAAGACGGGAATCGGTCGTGAACTCAACTCCACATTTGACATTTCAGCTAATACGAAAGTCAGTGAAATACATTCGAAACTTACGCCAGAACAACAACGCGATATGAAGAATTTACTTGATGGCGACGGAGACATAACTGAAAAAGGGAATGGCAACACAAAACCCGCCGCGGGCGTCGTTGTCGATGAGGGCAAGATTCGCGGCGAGGAACGCGCTCGCATCGTTGAATGGCGCAAAGCCATTCGCAAGGAGAGTGATGATATTTTGAAGGACCGGCCTGACACTGCCGCCAAACTGCGCGAGTTGGAAACGCAGGCTGAGTCTGAGGATTGGACGCCGGAAACTTTCGGTTACCGCGCGATGCGTGAAGTGGCCAAAATCGAAAAGCCGAAACCGCTTACGATGGCCGGACGCGGTGTCAATCCTAAAGATGCCCAGCGATACTCCATTCTGCGCGGCATCCAATCCTGCATCAAGCATGATTGCCGGGAGCCGAAGGAAGGCCTGGAGCTTGAATGGCATCGCGAGGTTCACGCCGATGCGATGAAGTCCGGCTGCGAAGTTGGCGGCTTCCTTGTGCCCTTCGACGCGCCGGTGCGCGGTGGGCGGGGGATTTATCCTGTGCGCGACGACGGTAGTCCGCAGATGACTCGAGATTTGAACGTTTCGACGTTCGGCCAGGGTGGCGCCTTGGTGCCTACGGAACTGATGGGCATCATCGAAATTTTCCGCAACAAAATGGTTCTGGCACGGCGCGGAATTATCGTGCTTTCAGGATTGACGGGCAACGTGGCCATCCCTCGCCAGACGGCGGCTGCCACGGCCTACTCACTTCCTGAGCAGGGTGCTCTTACGATTTCTACTCAGGCGATTGACCAGATTACGCTGTATCCGCATCGCGTCGGTGTATTCAATCAATATGCCCGGCAGCTGCTCATTCAGAGCCATACGGATGTTGAAGGTTTCGTGCGCGACGATTTGATGAAAGTTCTGGCCCTCAAGTGGGATTATCTTGGCCTATTCGGCGGTGGTGGCGCTTCGGAACCGACTGGCATTGTCAATCAGGCGGGCATTTCTTCGCTTACTTTCGGTGGCGCTCCGTCGTTCCTGAGCATCGTGAACTTCGAGAACGCGCTCGCGATCTTGAACGCCGATCAAGGCAAGATGGCTTACGTCACTAGCCCGGCGGCTCGCACGGTTCTCAAGACTACGGCTAAAGTTTTGACTGGCGCGACTCAGGTGGTTCAAATCGCTATTTGGACCGGCCAGGATGCGGAAGGCGATGGCCTGATGAATGATTACAAGGCTGCGGCTAGTAATCAAATTGCGAACAACATCATGATCTTCGCCAACTGGGAAGATTTTGTGCAAGGTCTTTACGGTGGATTCGATGTGGTTGTCGATCCTTACACTCAGGCTATCATTGCGACAAACCGGATTACGATCAACACCTTCGGCGATTTTGCGTTGCGCCACCAGGCTTCCGTTTGCGTGTCCGCTGATTCTGCCGCTCAATAACAAATCAGTCAAAATTAACATCGAGAAACTAATATGAAATTCTTGCAAAAAATCTGGCTTGGATTAGTGGCCGTTCTCGCCGTCAATACCGCGCAGGCGCAGATGGTATTCGATTCGTTTGCCGCGATGCGATGGATGACCATCATTCCGATGACGAACATCGTCACATCGACCGGCGGGGCCAATGGCACGACCAACTTCATTGATCGAATTGGATTTGAAGGCATCGCGTCAATCATCGTTCCGTGGCAAACAAATTCCGGTGCCGCCACGGGGACAGTGTATGTCCAATCCAGCCCGGACCAGACCAATTGGACGGCGCTTGCTTACGCGCTCGCGACCAACGTCACCAAGGCGATAATCACCAACTCCGCGTATGCGACCACGAACGTATTCTTAACAGCGACAAATACGGAGATTCTGCCAGGTCCGTTTACGACTCCCGTGGCCGCCACGGCTGGTTACGCAAGCCCTTATGTGGGGTCCATTTCGTTCACCAACACGAATTCGATTACGCTGTCGAGCGTGCAGCCGGCTGGAACTACGCTAATCGGTTTCAATGTAGGGGATGCTTATCGCTACATCCGAGTGGGCTTTGCTGCCGGCACAACCAACTCGACCGTAGGGGCGTTCTTGGTAGGCAGGAAGAGCGTGGGTCAATAATCATTTTTTAAATTCAAAAAAGTTATGCCAAAATACGTTGTAGCATCACACTTCCGATTGACGGGCTCAGATCGCGCTCTTGTCACAGGGCCGAGTAATTCCCATCCCGACCAGATTGACAAGGGAACCCGCATCAGCATTGGCCGCGAAGGTGCGAGTCTAGACCAGCTGTTGAAGGGCAACTCTGCGGATAAAGAGGCGCTCCGTCTGATTGCGCTATTGAATAGCGCCGGTCGTTTGCTGGACGCCGATTTGCAGAAGGCTGAAATCCAGCAAATCGACACCGAAGTGAAACATGAAAAAGCGCGGGCTGAACGGAATAAACTTTCGGAGCAGGCCGTCACGAATCAGCTTAAGGCTGCGGCATCGGCTTAATTATCTTCCGGCCTGTAGCCGGGGGTTTGTTGGAGTAGCCCGGTCGTTGGGGGATGGCCGGGCTGTTTTATTTTATGAATCCATACTGGGTCCATGCTAAAGCGTTTGGCCTGCTGCAAAAATCCATCGGCCATGACGGGGACAAATGCCCGCAGATAACTTGGGGCGGCACGGCTTACAACATCGTTCCCAGATCGGCGGTGCTAAAGCAGGACCTGGCCATCGGCGGATTCTCACCGGTTTTCGTTCTGCGATTTACGGCTCGTGTGGCCGACTTCGCCAACGGCACGACAATTCAGACGATTGACGATGTTTGCGAGGCGCTGCTGAATCGGCAGATTGTTTATCAGGGGGAAAACTACAAAGTCACGAGCGCAGGCGCGGAGCCAGGGGGTTTCCTGTTCACCGTCGAGGCGAATGCTCTCAACGAGGGGGCGGGAGCGTAATGGAATCTCCGGTTGTCATCAATCTCGATCTGCTCAAGAAAGCGGTTGTCATGCGCGTGCGGGTTGGAGATCGCACCCTGCCGCAGATTGTCAACAGTTCGGCTTTTTGGGTTTCTTCCTATTGCAAAAGTCACATGCATTACACTCCGCAGGCGTTGATTGACGCGGAGCTTTTGGTCGAGAAAGAGCCGCGCATCGGGAAACGGGGAAAGCCAATCAAGTCGAAGCCAAATTATAAAGGGGCTGCCGGGACTTCCAGGAATTACGCAGACGTGCCCCTTTCCGTGCTCATAATCCAGGCCAGGAGTGATCCTGAGTCGAATTACAACGAAAGAACCAATAGCCGGTATGCGCTCGCTCACAGCCCGTTCTACGGCGTTTCTCGCGAGGCCGGCAGGTTAGCCATGCAAGCGATGGAATCGCGAATGATCAAAGGGCGCCACAGCTCGACGAAGTTCCTACTATCCGGCTGGGCTCCGGCGGTCAAAGCTCTCCGTCCTTACGCTTGGCGTGGGGCGAATTATCCGCCGTTGACGTTCACGGCTGGGTTGGAATTTCAAGACCTTGGAGGATTCAAGATCGCGACGGATTCGAGTCCGAACGCGACAATCTCAAATCGCGTCGGCATGGAGGGTGTTCAGGGTGAAAAATTCAACAAGGCCATGAATGAATACGGCTTGCCAGTTCTTGTTGAGGCCATACGCATTGAGCAGACGAAAATGATAGCCCGCGCGGAAAAGATGCTGGCCGAGGCGAACGCGCAGTTTAATCAGGCGTGCAATCCGTGATTTTGTGAAAGCAACAGAATTTAAATTTCTTTCCACTGCCGCAGCCACATGGGGAGTATTTGTCAATTCCAGCTTTTTTTTGCTCGCGAACAGTCAATGGACGATTTATCGGAGCAAGAATACCGGAATCAACCCCTTGGGTTTTTGCAACATCAAAAAAGGTTATCCGTGGGATTTCGATTTCGCCGGTGGTAGTGTTCATTGATTTTTATCTTACCGCGTAAAACTTCCTTTGACAAAACCTATTTTTTAATGGCACTCACGCCAACACCGAATTTTGGCTCTCAGCTTGACCGCGCGATAGTGGCCTATCTCATCGGTCTGGGCTTGCCCGGCTTGGTCGTTCCTGCCGCGATCTACGGCGGGATGACATATCCTGTGACAAAGGTTCATTCCGTTCGCGCGACGGCCAATCCCGTCAATACTCTCAACAAGGAGTTCCTGACGGATATTACGTGCATGTCGAGCGCGGTCATCCCGAACAGTCAGGCCGACGCGCAAACGCAGTGGGCGCTGCTTAACAACATGGTGGGCCTGGTCGAGGCCGCCATGCTGCAATCGAACGACACGACACTTGACGTGGTAGCGCGGGCGATCACCGCAGCCGGAAACGCTTTGGCCGGAGTGAGTCCCGAGAACGCGGATATGGCGCAGTTCACTTTGCTGCATCTTTATTTTCGCGGGGACAGTCGCGGCAGGCCGGATGACGGATCGTGTGCGTGGATGGAAATCCGGCACTTTGAATGCCACGGCTTCCCGTCCTCAGTTAACCCATGAGCGATCCTGTTTTCATTCCTGGTCCAAAGCCTCGACCGAATCCTATTCGCGCCGGCAAGGCATTACCAAAGAAAACCGTGACGCATCACAGCATTGCCGGGGCGAAAGGGGACATGGCCACGATTCAAGCTGCCATCGCCTCAAGCACGATGCCCGCGCACTGGAAATCGATGATTGCCGCCGATGTCGCGGCATCCGGTGCCCAATCAGGAACACTCAACGCTCATGTGCATGTTGATGCGCAGGGGGAAACTATCGCGCATTACCACTTCCGCAAGTTTGTCTGATTTACCTTTGACACTTCTACTATTTTGAAATATGGCCAATCCTACCGTAGTTCAACGAGGCAACGCGCAAGTCGAAGGTATCGCGGGAACGCTTATCGCCGTCGGCATCAACACATGGTATCCATTGCAGCAATCCCTTGACGGCACGAACGAGTGGGACGAGGAAGTCGTGAAGGACGTTCACGGATTTTCCAACGCCTGGGCCATCCGAGACCAGCGTTTGGTTGTCGATATCGAGATGGTTTTTATCGACTATTCAGGAAGCAACTCTTTGGCTAACGCGGCTGCTGGAACGGGAGTTATTTATCTTCCGCCTCAAACTCAAGTAACGCTTGCCGGATTTACTTCCGTCGCGCCTGGGAATGCTCCGAATCCCATTATGAGTCTGAATGGCATCTATCACACGCTTTCCGGGGAAAAGATCAAGATGGTGAACGACAAGATAGCTTCCGGGACTTT